TGTTTTTATCTTCCTCTCTACCTTTTCTTCTACTCCATTTGTAGTTCGGAAAGAAATCTCTTCTCCAAGGGTCTGCACTATCACAAGCAAGTACTAGATTATCTTTACCATATTCGTTACTAAATTTTCTAACATAACCTCTTAATGAATTGCAACACATATGCCTTACCATTTCTTTATTAACAACTCCTATTTCTTTGGTACCACCTTTCCAATTTTTCATTGTAAGTTGTACCATTATATTGCTAATCAATACTTGGTGCATATCTACGATAATCATTAATGTAATGTTCCTTTGTCTAAAAATGGTTTAATCTTATCTCTACTTTCAGAAATAGTATCAACCATATCATTATACTCATCATCATTTAAAAATGATTTATAAAATCTTAATGCTTGTGCCATATAAACACCTGCAACCAATTCAGGTTCTACTTCACAAGCTAATTTAAATGCTTTATCATAAAACTTTTCTATTTTTCCATCACTCATTTAACACTTTTACTATTATTACTTTATCTGTCATTATCTATTCTTCTTACTACGACCCATAGGAACTTTAACCCAACGGTCTATGATAGTACCTTTTCTATTTGTATATTCAACCTTCAATTCTTTAGTACCTTTAGGTGCTGTATTTTGAGCTGATTTAAAAATCTTCTTAAAAGATAATCCTTCTTTCTCTACTTTAAACTCTTTACCGTCTGAAACATTAATCTTTAATTTTCTTTTAGATTTAGCGGTTGAAAACAATTGTCCAAATGTTGCTAGACTCATTTTATATCCGTTCTAACTATGTGTTTTCTTATTTCTTTTACAAAAAACTCTATCTTGTCTATATAGCCAATCAAGGTAGGGTCTGTAATAAACTTTGTCTTTTCTTTTAACTTATCATACTCTCTAATTGAAAGATGTACCATCGGTGAGTAATCTCTTTCGTGTTCGTTCTCATATGTCTTATCTTGTTCGTCTGTACTTCTACTACCATTTCCATTTTCTGGAAATAAAGTATTTTCTTCATCATCTTTAGTCATAAATTTCCTTATCTAGTCCTAGCGTGCCAAATTTCATTAAAGTTATCAAACTCAACAACTGCCTTTTCTACTTTCTTTACATCTACTCGTTTTAAAAAATATTTTTTTTCAACTAAATGTTTTGCTAAACTTTCAGCATAATCTTTAGGTAATATTTGTTCTACTTTAACTTGCTTTGTTTCACTATAACTCATTGTTTTTCCATTTGAGAAAGTGAGGCGACCTCCACGCTAGCTTTGGTCGCCTCCTAAAGCAGGTAATTCTGCCTTCCTCACCTTTAGGAACTAGGCTCTATTTGCGTAAGAGTATTCTGTTCCATAAAGTTTTTTTATACCAGCAGCGATAATCGCTTTGGTAGGAGTTCCAATTCTATATGAAGTTCCGTTAACAGACCTGTTAACATATATCATATGTCCTTTTTCTCTCAATTTATCAACCATTGCTCTTGGTGATAGTAAGTCAAATCTGTTTCTTAAAGTCTTCCAAGTAACATTTTCGCCTTTTAACAAAAGATTTAATACCTTCTGCGTTTTAGATATTTTTGGTCTTGCCATTATATCGTCTCCTTTTTTATTAAATAAAAAATTAAACATTAGTGTTTAACCTCCTTTAAATTAAGTTTTAAGTTCTACAACTACTTTATTATGGTCAATCGCACTAAAGTGGTTTCCCATAATTAAAATTCTATTTGTCCTTATCAGGACCTTCATCATCTGGTCCAACTGGAAATGGTGGATTTCCGTCTGAATCAAACTCTGGTTTAAATTCAAAATCTTCTGTAAATTGAAAATATCCACTATTACGATTATTTAAATCGTCTGATATATTCTTCGTTATTGGTTTGGTACGAGCAGAAGTTTCATCACTAATATTACCATATTCAATTCTAGCAGTTACTACGCCTGCTTTATTCATTCTTAATTTAACAGCACCATCAGTAACTTTCTGTATAGGGTGTACCATTTTAAATTGTCTATATAAAAGACCTCTAATTGCGTCCATAGCCATTGCTAAATCTTTTGTAAATACATCTTGCTTTGTATCTAATCCCATTAATACAAACCTTCTAACTAAATCTAACCCTATCTCATCCGTTGCTGTCTCTACAAATTTAGCAGCCTGGTAGTCTCTCATTTTCTTTGTGGCTGCTGGGGATACTGGTCTAACTGGTCTTTTAATTCTATTTTCTGGAAATAAAACTACATTTTTAAAAGCTTTACTTGGCTTATCTTTATCTTTATCTTTATCATCTGACATTATAATGGTTCCAACTCGTCTTGTAATCTTTCTGATTCAGTTTTCTTTCTTTCATCACGCTGTCTAAAAGATTCTTTCATAGATTCTTCCAATTCTTGTTTCTCTTCTTCAGCTTTTTCTAAAAAATCTTTAAATAGTTCACCATCTAATTTGTAATCAAAATATATAAACCTGATATTATTTACCTTATCACTATTAAAGCGTTTTACAAATTTAATACTATCATTAAACCATAGATATTCTCCTTGGTCAGGAAATACTCTACATCTATCTAATGCTGTTATTTCAACATAGTTATCTGTCGTATGGTGTGATTTATCAAGGTATACTATAACATTACCTCGTACTTTTTCTGCAGGACCTTTATAAATTCCAGTAAGATTGTGTTGAATATTTTTATATTTTGTCTTAAAGATTGGTTCTAATTGAGATTTTATCTTTTCTATTTCTTTCAACGCTTTAGTAGATAAAAATTCTTTATCTAACGGCGGCCATTTTACTTCATCAAACGCTGTAATATCAACATCTAATAAACCATTCAAAAAACCATCATACTTAAATGTATCTAAATCTTTTACTTCTGACATTATTTCTTTTTAATTTTACCTTTAAAATCTACTAATCCTTGTTTGTTATAATATTCTATTAACTGATTATAACCACCAACTAATTCTTCATCTATTTTTATTTGAGGCATAGACCTAACTTTCTTACCAATATCTTTAATCATTGCGTCTACTGACTCAAATTCTTCCGCCTTCTTCTCAACAAAGGTAAGACCGAGGCCTTTTAACAAGGCCTTCGCCTTAACACAATACCCACAATTCGTTTTTGAATACACGATTATGTTATTGCTCATACTTTATCTTTTTTGCATTAGCTGAATCTTCTACACTTTTAAATGCTTCAGCAGCTTTAAGTTTAAGATTATGTGCGTCAATCACTTCTGCGATTGTGTAATCGTACATCTTATTAAACTCTCCTAGAGGTAATCTCAAACCTATCCAAGCTCTATAATAACCGTTCTTCGTTCTGGTTACTTCCTGAGCAAAGATTTCATATCCTCTAACAGGTGTATTTGCTATAATATTAACTAAAGCAGTTTCAACTTCTGTAACTACCGTTTTAACATTTGTTTTTCCGATTTCGGTAACAAATATTTTAGATTTCTTATTCATTTCACCTGCAATTATATCCGCCATTTCAGCCTTTGCAATCAGTTTTGCTTTCTCTATTGCAAGTTCTAAACTTGGAGATACACTAGTACCAACTCCGAAGATACAAACTTTGTCGTCATCTTCGTTTTTGATGATTGGCTTATTCGCCCACATTGATATATCACAATGTTTCTTAACATCAAAATTACCCATATACCATATAGGCACTTTGGTAACTATCTTATTACTCTCCTGCTTAATTTTGTAAGTACTTGAAGAGCAATTTGTAAGTAATAATCCAACTAGAATCACACCTACTATGTTTACTATGCTTTTATACATTTTCTTTCACACTCCTTATTACATTATATAATAATTCGCTAATCTTGTCAATAACCTGACTATTTTCTATATAGACAGCAGCCTCTCCAAAAGACATACCAGCAACAATCATAGCAAGGAGTCCAAGAATTATGACATTTTTTATCATCATCTTTTCTCCCAATTTCCTTCAATCGTTAAACACGCTCTTCCGAAGGATTTGAAAGCGTGTGAAGGTTGAGAATACAACCTACAATATTCTGGAGCATTTAAATCTTTATAGTAAAAAGCAGCAAATAATTCCCAATAACCAGGTTTCTTTGCCTTTTCTAATTCAATTAGTTTCTCCAATTCAGCAATTCTTTCTTTATCAGTTCTTCCATGTTCCGTATCGGCACACTCCATAATCTCTTCCTTAACTATATCTCCTTCTGGAGTTTGTCTGATAATAATTTTAATGAAACACCATTGTCCGTCTCTTTCAAATCGTTCTAATATCTGCGATTTTAAAATTCCTTTTTTCTCATTTTCTGATATTAGTTTTAATTTCTTCTGCACCTTTTCATTTATATCATTTACAAAAATATCATCAACAGGTGCCGATTTTATTAACATTACTTCGCCATCTTCTGGTTCAACTTTATTCATAACAAAGGAGCTTTCAGTATTAGCTAAACTAGCAGTTACGGCTAATAATGTTAATAACATTACAAAAATTATAAGAAACCAAATCTGTTTCATCTTTTCTCCACCCAACGACCATCTGGCATTTGACATACCGTTCCAAATCTAGTATCAATATATTGATTCCCAATACCAACAACTGGCCAATTTGATTTTATATTCCAATTACTTTCATATTCTTTACAAATTAATGGACCTTGTACATAACTTCTATTAATTTTAATCGTTCCATTATTTCCAGATTTTGTACTATACCAATTAGTATAACTTGCACTACTAGGACCATTATTTAAATGGTCAACAAATACTGCTTGGTGTAAATCATAATCACTATTGTGCATTATCTCGGCACCAATAAAAGCACCAATTACTGCACAAGTGGCCGCAACATAAGGGTCTGTGCCAATCATTTCAACACAAGCACCTACACCAGTAGCACCACCAAGTACAACACCTAAATGAGACCTTGTAAACTTATATTCTTTTGTATGGTCTTCACTCACATTAATATTAACTGCTTTATTTGTACTACTACAAGCAGTTAAAAAACTAATTAGTAAAATCAAAATTATTTTGTCTAATTTCATTACAAACTTTCTTTTGGTTTTCACTTAATATAACGCAAAATTCATTATGCGTATTATCAACAACAAATCTATCTCTCATCTTGTTGTCGGACCACCAAACCTGTGCCCTAGCGGTAACAGGTCTGATTAAAAAAGTTCCATCATTGGAACTTGTTAATTGGAAGTCCATTATTCTGTATCCTTTGGCTTAACAATGAACCACGATTTAATCATAATCCAATTGTTCTTCAATTGTTCTTTACCATCTGCCCAAGCTTTAATTTGATATTCTTTTGTTTCATCAACTTTTACAGAAATATGCTGAACCAGCATATCTTTCTGTTTGATTAACTCCTCTTTAACTTCAGCAGGACTTGTTGCGTTTGCATTTGTTCCTATTAAAAGAACAGACGCAAATACTATTGTTTTCAACTTATTCATATGTCTCTTTCTATCCAATTGTTATTGAATTCATTAAGTTAAACTCTTCTCTTTTTTCTCATCACCGTCTCTTTTAATTTCGTGTTCTATTTGTTCTGCATAAGTTCTACCGAATACTTTTTGGTAAAAATGGTCTCTAGGATTTGGAGCTTTCCAAGCAAATAGAAGATTATCAAATTGTTTGGCTTTGATATTAATTGACCTCATTGCCGAAGGAGATTCCTTCTTTAACAATTTCATTTCATTGATAAAATTTATACGATTATCAAACTTCTCTTTCTTGCCCTTCTTATCTTTGATTGTTGCTGTCTTAAATTCAGCAAACATCATTTCTTTTGTATATGTAAAAGACATTTATATCCCACCTTTCATTAATTATTAATAGTATACTCTAAAACCCTTGTATTGTCAATAGTCTTTATATTCGCATAACTACTCACTTTTTTGACAACTACGCCTTCGTTAGAACGGCGGAGAGGGCTTTTTCCACACTCCCTTGATACATACATCATAGGAATTTCGTTGTTTTTAGTCATTATTCTTTATAGCTTTTTTAAGTCTAGCTTTCATTTTCTTAATAATGTCTCTACACTCCATAGATGTATTCAACATATATAGAAAACTAGCTCCTAAAAATATAAGCATTATTAGTCCTAATAAATCAGTTTGCATTGTGTCCTCCTTATTTAATTGGGTCGTTAGCTAATTCACCAACAGGCATTTTACCCATTGGATATTGAAGTTGATGTCTAACCCCTTTTTCAAACTCATCAACTACTTCTTGTTTTTCGTCTCTTAAAGTTATCAAATCGTCTTTGGCGTCTTCAATTTTACCATCATCTATCTTATCTATTGCCATATTCAACTTGTCTATTAATATAAGTTCTTCGTTTATCATTTTACCTCTCATTGTTAAAATATTTTTATTATAATTATTGTTTGCATAACTAACAAAATAATTGGAAGTATAGTTCTAATTAATTCCATTGTATGGTTATGTCTATCTAAAAATCTTTCTAATTTATTTCTTTTATTTTGTCTGTCCTGATGTTCTGTATAATAATCTTTCATTATTTTTTCTCCTTAAATGGAATCCATTTAACTTTACCTTGTAAATAATCCATTTCAGTTTGTAAATCTTCTTTATAAGTTGGTTTTTTAAACATTGTATTTGCGTCACCTGATTTAAAACCCTTCTTATGTGATATTGTAATATGTGCTGGTCCTTTATCAAATCTTTTTAATTTTTTATATGTTTCTGCTAAGTACATACCATTTAACCAAAATGCCTCTATGTTCTTATTTGCTCTTTTTTCTTTAATATAAACATCAACTTTTTTATTAATCAATTTATTCAACTTTGTAAAAGTCTTATTGTTTGGTTTATATGCAAGTGTAATATGGTTACTAACTACAACATCCATTGTTGCATTTTGCTTTATAGTATCACAGGATTCCTTATTTAATACAACTGCATAATATCCATTATTCATATTAAAATACTCCTGCTGCTCCTAATAATATTAAAATTAGCATTGTTGGAACAACTATTGTCATTGGCCAAAAATNTAATAATTCTAATATCAATTTTTTAGTTTTCTTTTTCACTTTTTTCCTTTTTTGTTAGTTTTAGTTTCAAATTATATAATCTACTTAATTTTCTTTTATCTTCGGTAGGGTATTCATAAGAACACATATTAAATTGGTTATAATAGTTTTCAATATCGTTCATTTTTTTATCTATTTCTTTTATGTTCATTTAATCTTTATCTTCATCATTTACATCATATAACGATGGATGTATAGGTTCATATTCTTCTTTATCGTTTTCTGAACCTTGGGTAATTATACTAATAAACATTGAACCCACACCCATAATAAAATATGTAACTGCAAGTAACCATTGGTCTGTTTCTACTGCACCAGTAGCACCAATTAATAACAATATTCCTAATACAGCAAATATTGTTGTCATTATTTCTTTAAATTTTTTCATTATTTAAGTTCCTCACTCATTACTTCATCAACATTATCTTCGTCAATTCCAATCATATTAATATTTGCAACTTTTAGAATATTTGCTTTAGCAGTATCCCAATCAATTGCACCATCTGTCATTTTAAAAATTATTTTGTCAACTGCTGTTTCAGCGTTGTCCATTGTCATTTGTTTTACTTGTCCCATAGTATCCTCCTAGTTAAGATTTCTCATTTTTTTGTTTAAGTTCTTGTAAGTATAACTTTCTGTTAGTTCTGGATTATAATCATATTTGAAAAATTGTCTACCATTCCATAACTGACCATAATCGTTAAATAAGGCGTTATCACCATTTGCGACTTCGCCAAATACTTCACTATAAGTTTTGTAATACTCATCTGCGTTTATCACTTCAACTTCCGTAAGACCTGTAGCGTTTTCAGCAGTTTCTTTAAAATTCTTATCACAATACTTTTTGATTTTTGCCTGTAAATCTTTATTGTTCAATTTATTTAATTGAGATAAAGGTACATTTCTGAATATAGTATGGTAAGTGAAAAAAGCTTCGTGGTCTTCATCATCCCAATACTCTATTTTATAAACTAAATTTAAAGTGAAATCGTGTTTTGTCATTATTTACCTAATTTACTTTCATTTGCAAGATTTAATGAAACATCAACATCAGCGTCAGCTTTTGCCTCAACTTCATTTAAATCGTCTATTGATTTTTGAATAATAGCACAATCCTTTTCAGCTTCTGTTTGTTGTAAAGGTTCATCTTCATCAGCGTAAGTATCAATATGTACATCTTCGTTCTCAACTGCGTCTTCTAAACTTTGAGAGATAGTATCATCATCATATTTTACTTTTCCAAGAAACTTCGTTGTATCTGATTCTGTATAATTAGCGTCTACCATATAAGTTTCAACTCCATCATTTGTTTCAGTAAGGTCTTTACTAATTTTTGCATGGTCAATACCATTATCTGAAAGTTTATCATCAGCTTCATCTTGGTTTTTTGCCAATACATCTTGCTCAATGCAAAGTGTATAGTAAGTTTTTTTTCTATATAGGTTTTTTCCTATATCATCTTTGTTAAAATAAACATCTGTTAGATTTGTCATAGTGTTTTCTCCTTTTTATTAATCTTTTTAGTGTTAATCATACTCATATCCTATCAGTTTTTGCAACCATTGTCAAGCAAAAAATGAGCAAAATGCTCACTTTTTTAGTTAAAAAACCCATATTTTACGCACATTCCAACGATTGAAACCAGGGTAATTATCAGATTTGTAAGGATAATTGAGTTTTCTTGCCACATATACCCAACTACAACCCATATTACGCCTCCTAACATCATCACAATAGGACCTAAAGGGTAAAATCCAAGAGAATTTATCCCAACTCCTACTATTAATACTAGGGTTCCTAACCATTTTAGTGTATTTGTTACTTGATTATTTTGTATCATAGCTATATAATACCATACTTTTGGTGCTTTGTCAAGCACTATTTTCGTTGATTTTACTGGGTTTTTGGGGAATTTTAGGGGGATTTGTGTACTATATTGTGGAAAAGCCTGATTTAGCAATGTAAAAACTATCAACTATATCTGTAACTGGATTATTCAAAGTAGTCTGGTCACAGACTTCCATCATATTAACTCCAGTTTCCTCGTAAAACTTGTCATACATCTTTTCTTTATCTGCGTTACCTTTGCCTGTTGCAAATTTCTTAATTACAGATGGAACTAATGTCGTAAAATTGATACCCTTTTTATAGAGTTTATGTTTGAGTAATCCTGTGTTTTCTGCTAGATTGAATACCCTTCCTTTACTTCCAAAGGAATAATTTTCAATATAGACTATAGGGTTTATGGTATGTTTGATTACTTTATCAAATACCCATTCGGATATTTTATCGTGTCTCTCTTGTTGTGTAGTCCAATCATCAAATGGATTACCAGTTATCTGACCTTTTAAAAATGTTCCTTGATATTTCTTAACATTTGTTAGATAGAAAAATTGGCAGTTATCTAATCCAGCATTACCTCCATTGAAACCACCTTCTACTAAACAACAACAAGGACAGGTTAAAGAATAATCAATTCCAATTATTGTCTTCATCAATTATTTCCTCTTCAAGGTCATTTTCATCATTTTTCTCTAATGCACCACCACAGAAAGGACAAGAGATTGGTTCAAAATCTTCTTGTTCCCAAAGTATTGTACAACTCTCATCACAATGAGAGCATTCTGTCTTTCTTTTGTGTGCCATTTCAGCTTAAAGTTTGAATTTTTTGAATTGGTCTTTTTCTACATCTTGCTTGATACCACCGATAACATAACTTTCAATTTCTGTCTCCTGTGGTGCGTTTTGCATTGCCCGACTATTTAACCAATGTTCTGTCCAAGGTAAAGGATTTGTTGATGATTGATTATATCTAGGTTTACAACCAATCGCTTTTATTCTTTTGTTTGCTATCCATTCAACATAATTATGTAAAAGTTTTTCAGATAAACCTACCATAGAACCTTGAGAAAAGAGATATGTTGCCCAACGCTTCTCTTCCCCAACTGCTTCATCATATAGTTTTTCCACATATTTCTCATTGCTCTTAATAACTCTATTCATAACTTTATCATTTTCAGGACCACGATAGTTATTAATTATTCTTTGTGATATTGATAAATGTTGACTTTCATCCCTTGCAATTAAGGAAATGATTTTCGCACTTCCTTCCATTAATTTAAGTTCACCAAAAGCAAAACTACAAGCAAAAGAAACATAGAATCTTAAACCTTCTAATATGTTTACCGTTACTAATGTTCGCCAAAGTTTTTCTTTTAAATCATATTCATCAACTTTAGATTTATCTAATGAATACTGGTTACCTACCTGTATTAACTCATCATAATGTTGAGTAACAGATTGGCTCCTTCGTTCTATCTTTTCGTCTTCTATTATTGTATCAAAAACTTCGCTAGGGTTAGGATATAAATTTTTAATAATGTATGTATAACTTCTACTATGGATTGTTTCAAAGAAATCCCAAGCAATTATACAACTTTCTAATTCTGGTATTGAAACAAAAGGTAAAAATGCTAATGCTGGTCCTCTACCTTGTACACTATCTAACATTGTTTGATATTTTAAATTACTAGTAAATATGAATTTCTGTTCTGGTCTTAATAATGACCAATCTGACCTGTCTTTTTGTAAAGATACTTCTTCTGGTCTCCAAAAGAAACCTAATTGTTGTTGTGTGAGTTTATCAAAGATAGGATACTTCATATTATCATATCTTTGTACCTGTAAATCCTCACCAAAGAACATAGGTTGCTTAGTATAATCTAAACCTTTTTGTTTATTGAATACGGTACTAGACATTATTTAACCTCAACTTCGCCTCCAGCTTCTTCTAAAATCTTTTTAAGTTTTTCTGCTTCGTCTTTTTCTATATCTGATTTAACTACTTTAGGTAAATCCTCAACAAAGGTTTTAGCTTCTAGTAATCCTAAATCTAACATAGGTCTAACTGCTTTAATTATAGGAATTTTCTTACCTGGTGCAAAACCTTTTAATATAACCGTTGCTGTTGTAGATTCATCTACTGGTGGAACACCTTGTAGTTCTGGAGCTGTTTGTATATTATTAATATTAATACCCCACTTTTCTTCCATCATCTTACCCATATCTGCTGCTTGTTGCATAGTCAATTGACCTAGTTGGTCTACTAATGCACTTATTTTATCTGTCATTATTCTTCATCTCCTTCTCCTTTATAAAAATAATCATCATTATCACCATATCTCCACTTTTCTTCTTGTTCTGAAAAATAGTATCTACTACTAACTTGAAAGTCTGGTTTCTTTAACTCTTTTGGTGTAAGAGATTGTTCGTACCAAAGCATTCTGTTATTTGGTTGAGCAAAGTATTGTCCATTATGTAATTTACCAAAATTGAATTGTTTGTGTTCAGTTGGTACTTCTGAAACACCTGTATTTATTGTATTGGGATCCGAGTGGACTGAATCAATAGTAAATAGATATTCACCTGAAACCAAACCTTTATCTCTAATCCATATTTTAACATTACAATTCTTTAATAAAGTTTTCTCCCATACTTGAATATGGTAACTAAAAGCATCCCAAAGTTCTAATTGATGAAGTTTTAATTGTTCACTTTCTACTATATTCTTTCTCCATACAAAAGCACTTATTGGAAATTTATCAAAACAAGCACCGTACTCTGGTAAGTACGCTTCAAACATCAATGCTTTGCCTCTCATTGATTTAACTGCTATTAATACAGCTTCTATTAATTCTCCATGTCCTCTTTCTAAATCGTGTACATATTCTTTCTTAACAAAACAACGAATATGTGGTACATTTGCACAAAAATTCATAAGCACTCTTTCTATATATTACAAGCTTCACAATCCTCTTCGTCTTTTACTTCATCCACATCTTTAGGAACTTCTTTTTCTGTCGTATCTTGTAATATGTCTGGTTGTTGTGGTTGTAAATATACTGAACCTAACGATTCTTCATCATAAGTCATTGGATGTAAAGGTTCATATTCTTCTTTCTTACCATCATATGTATTCTGATAATAAGAAGTCTTCCAACCATACTTATATGTAGTTAATAAATCATTTGCCATTACGGATACTGGCACTTGATTATCTTTATAATTTTCGGGATTGAAAGACCAATTACCAGATATTGCTTGGTCAAAATACTTCTGCATTACTGACACTACATTAATATATCCTTCATTTGATTTCATATCCCATAACAATGTATAGTTATTCTTTAATCTTGCATAATCAGGTACTACTTGTTTTAAAGTACCTTTCTTACTTTTCTTAATACTTAAAAAGTCTCTAGGTGGTTCAATGCCGTTTGTAGCATTTGAAACCACACTAGAGCTTTCAGAAGGCATTTGAGCCGAGAGAGTGCTATGTCGTAGCCCATATTTTTTTATGTCTTTCCGTAGTTCTTCCCAATCAAAGCTGAGTTTACGATTTACAATCTCGTCAACTTCTTTTTTGTAAGTGTCTATCGGTAAGACGCCATCTGAATACTTTGTCCTATCAAAACCTGCACATTTTGTTTTTTCTTTTGCAAGTTCATTACTTGCAACTAACAGGTAATATTGGAATGCTTCTGTAAGTTTGTCTACTTCTTTCCACGCCATCTTTTGGTCATATGTATAACCTTTCTTAGCTAGAAAATGTGCTAGACCAATATATCCAATTCCTAAACTTCTTCTTCTTTTTGTAGAAATTTCTGCTGCCTTAACTGGATATTTTTGATGGTCTATAATTTCGTCTAATGCTCTTACTGATAAATCGCATAAGTCTTCTAACTCATCTAACGATTTTAAAAGACCAACATTAATTGCACTTAAAATACATAATGCAATTTCTCCTTCACCATCTATATGTGATATTGGAGTTGTTGGTAAAGTAATTTCTTGGCATAGATTAGACATTGATACTTTGTCTTTAAATGAGGAATGAGAATTAGCGTGGTCTATATTCATAATGTATATACGACCTGTTTCTGCTCTTTCTTTTAATAAGTCCATAAACAATCTTTGTGCTGATACTTTCTTTCTGTATACTGAATTATCTTTTTCATATTTTAAATACATTTCATCAAAAGTATCTGTACCAAAAGCGTCATACAAACCAGGTACTTCGTGTGGACTAAACAAAGTTATATCTTCGTCATTAATAAATCTTTCATAAAATAGTTTTGATAACTGAATTGAATAATCTAATTTTCTAACTCTATTATCTTCACTACCTTTATTGTTTTTGAGTACAAGTATATCTTCTATCTCTTTATGCCAAATAGGAAAGTGTACCGTAGCACAACCACCTCGTACACCATTTTGTGTACAACTCTTAACGGTTGCTTCAAATTTCTTTAAGAATGGAACAACACCAGTATGTTGTACTTCACCACCTCTAATTTTAGAATTGATACCTCTTATACGACCCATATTTAAACCAATACCTGCTCTTTGTGCTGTATAAAAACCAACTGCCATATCAGAAGAAAAGATACTTTTTAAAGTATCATCAACATCTACTAGTACACAACTTGCATATTGTTTAATTGGAGTTCTAACACCTGCCATAACAGGAGTAGGAATATTAATTTGAAATTTTGATATTGCGTTATAATATTTTCTTATGTATGTTAATCTTCTATTTTTTGGATATTGAGCAAAGATAGTAGCGGCAATCATCATATACATTTGTTGTGGAGTTTCATAAATTTCTCCATTACTTCTATCTTGTACCAAATACTTATCCATAACTTGTCTTAAACCAGCATAAGTAAAATCATAATCTCTATCGTGTGCTAACATTGAATTCATACGGTCAAAGTCAGACTCATCATACCACTTTAAAATATCTTTATCATATACACCAAGGTCAACACATTTCTTTGTATGTAGATATAAATGTGGATGGTCCCATAATCTTCTGTTAATAGATTTTCTTAAACTATAGAGTAATAGTCTAGCAGCAACATATTGGTAATTTGGATATTCTAAAGAGATTAAATCTGAAGCTGATTTTATTAAAATTTGTTGTATTTGGTCCGTAGGTATGTTATCATAAAATTGTAAATCACTATTCATTTCTACTTGTGATGAAGATACACCCTTTATATCTTCACAAGCATATTCAACCATATCGTGGATTTTATCTATATGTAATTCTTCTCTCCCACGACCATTTCGTTTAATTACAAATATTTTTTTAGTCTCGTTCTCACCCATAATTTGTTAACCTTCTTTATATATGTTTATACTTTTTTATAATGTGTTAGAGCTTGTTTAGCGGATAATTTAGAGTATGTGTTGATACTTATAATCTCATCAAGTTGTACTTTAGTTACACCTGTCATAATTAAGTCATTAACATCTTTAAGTTGAATATCACTCGGCCATATAAAAATATTATAATTTTGTTCAATAATATTTTCCATACGACTAATTATTTCTTTGTTTCTTGGCTCGTTGTCAAATATATATGTAACTTGTTCAGGATTAATTTTACTATCTAAAGACAAATCAGCACCTCCAGCAGCCAAGCAATTATCTAAAAATAAACTATCAATTGGACCTTCAACAACAAATATATGTCTTGCAAAGTTTACTCGTTCAAGTCCAAAAACTTTTTGTTTACTCTCGTCTAATTTAATGGTAACATACTTTGGTGTTTCTTTGCCAAAGGCACGACCTTGATATGCAAATACTTTACCACTAACATCATAAAATGGAATAATAAGTCTTGGATGGTCATATTTAGGTTTATTATATTTTTTAGGAGCTATTTTGTGTGCCCACTCATAAAATTTATTGCAAAGAAATAACTTGTCATAATACTTTTCTGGTATAAGTCTTTCTTCTACAACTTTTCTTGCTGGATGTAGCGTATCCAATTCAGCAATACTTGTCAGTTCATTAATATAATCATCTTTTATATCAGGTTTAAAATCAAAGTTAAACTCTGGTTTTGGTGTCGCTGGTGACGCCGTTTTATATCTTTCCATTAAGTATTTTTCGTAAACTTTTTGGTCTACGAATTTTAGAAAGTTTGCTAGATTTTGACCGATACCACAATTGTGGCATTTAAAAAACATATCGTTTTTCTTACGATAAAAGTAACCTCTGGATTTTAATTTTGACTTTTGGCTATCTCCACAATGTGGACACCTAAAGTTGAATAGATAGTCACCTTTCTTTTTAAATTGGCCTAATCTTGCCGAAATTTCGCTGATAAATTTTAAATCAATATAACTAGACATAGCAATTATTCATACTACACTAGTTTGTGCTAATTGTCAAGCACCTATTGTACTTTCATTAACTCTACAACTAATGGAAAATTTCTTGCTAGAATAAACCCTATAACTATTGACCCACCTAGTATTACCCACTTCCATCGTTCTAATAAATTTACTCTATCTCCAAGTGTATTTTTAATAGATTTAATTTCGTTCATAATACGCTTTTCACTAATATCCATATTCTCTTTTAGAGTAGCATATCTTGTTTCGGTCTCTATTTGTCTATCTTTTAATTTTGTAAATATTATTTCGTCTAATTTTTCTGCTTGTGATAGCTTTTCTTCGTGTACAGCGAGCATAGATTTAATACTGGAACTGATACCAGTAAGTTTCTCAATTGCTGTATCAAGTCTGTTATGTACCTCACCTGTTTGTTTTAACTCAGCTCTAAGCACTTCAACACTTGTTCGGTTATCAGCTATCTCTCTTCCCAGCGATGTAAGAGTTTTCCTTGTATCGCCGTTGCCAGTATTACCGTTTGTCATTGATTGTTTTACTCCGTTTATTTTGGGTGTTATGTCTTTTAAAGTTTATTTATCCAAATATAAAAATTAACTAATATTATTATTAAGAAAATAGCTACAATAATAAAGTTAAGCATTCCGAAATCCATAGTTAATCCGTTTGTATGATAGTAATATTATTTTGGCTAGAACTACTGCCTATATCAATGTGTTGAGCTTCCATATCTTGTAAAATCTGTATATCTGCTTCTTTAGCAGTTTGAGTTTTAATATATGCTCGGTGACTATCGTTATATCTATTTATAATTGAATAGTTACTGACGGAAGTATCAACTGAAGCGTCAAAGTCATTATTTAATGTTGATACTCTTCCTGTTGAAGTAGTACTTGTTGACACACCTAAGCTTGATGAAGTTAAGGTTTGAGTTACATCTCCTGTAGAATAATTTAAAGTTTCTCCACTTGCTGTTACACTATCTGTTCCAGTATTGTCAACCCATTCAGTTCCACAACTAGCATTAGCATTGTCCCAATAGTATCCATAATTTAAACAATCAGCTTCATCATAACTTGCTAATAATATTACTAATTCTGCGTCTATATCATAGTCATCTTCAAAACCATATTCTTCTTCTAAAGTAAGTTCATCTGATTCATTATTATAATCATAACCTGTATACCACCAATCGTATACTGCGTCCCAATATGTTGAGTAATCAACCCACTCCCAATCTGCTATATACTTTGCCTTTAAGTCTTTCATCTTCCAAGGTTTAGGTTGGTTATCACACATTTTATAATTAGGATAACTTCCACACCAACCATATAGTTTACCAAAAATACTTTTAGATTCTGTAGTCCAACTATCATTGGTTACTTTTAAAGTCCAATCATTTCCATACCAGTCGTTTAACCAATCAACATAATCTTGTGTACACCAAGAGGTATCATAACTATTATATTCACAATAGTTTTGTATAGTTAATGTTGGAGGACCACCTGCGTTTTTGTATTCGTTATTATTATAGTAGTCATCATCTAAAGCAAAGTCTTCCCAAGTATAACCTTCAACTACTTCTACTTCTGTTGCTTCTTCTTCAACATCTCCAGTTATATCTTCGTCTTTTACATCATAAGAAGTTAATCCATATTTTTCTAGCGTGTCATTATACTCATCATAATAAGCATCCCAATCTACTTCGTCCCAATCAATAGAATCCCAATCAATAGAATCCCAACTACAATCTGAACAACCAATAGCGTCAAAGTATGCTTGGTCCATTTCTGCATACATTTTCTTTGCGTCATCCCAATCCATTTTAGTTTCGCCTTCGGCATCCCATACTGAAATCTGGTTATCTTCATCTATATAACCCCAATCTTTTAAATCATCTTCCCACTCATCATAATAAGAAGTATCAACTTCTTCTACTTCAACTAAAGTATTTTCTTCTGCTGATTTTGTTTCAATCATTGTATCTGCTTCACTAGAAGATAAATCTGTACCA